CAGCAGCAACAGGCAGCAGACGCAAACAGGGCACTGGTGGAGTCTGTCACCGCTTACTCGGACCGGGCCGACAAGATTGGGATAACACCCCAGCAACTGCAGCAGGCGGGTAATATAGTTGCCAAGCACGGGATTGGTAACGAGGTAGCAAAATACATCCTGGGTGAGGAGCACGGCCCCGATATCACCATGTACCTGGCTGAAAACCCGCTGGAGATGGAGGCTATGAGGCAGATGTCGCCAATGCAGGCATCGGTCTATATCGAGAACACTGTCAAGGATAAGGCGGTAGCAGCAAGACCCACCCCCACCCCAGGACCGGCACCTATCAGCAACCCGTCTGGTGCAGGTATGCCAGAGGGTGACAGGGGGCCAAGTGGTGCTATCTATGAGTAGTTGACACTATATGCGGTGTGGGAATATGATACCCATACCACCGCCTCTTGGTGGGCATTAATACCGTGTTACGGGCCTATCGCTGGTTACACATCGGGACAGCGCCGAAACAACACCTTTTAATGCCAACGAAGAGGATATTTCCCCATGGCTAACAATTTAGGCTCGAACGTCACCAGAAAGGTGGCGCGTATATTCCTAGAGAAGTTTGAGGCCAACCGCGTTCTTTGCAAAGCGGTCGATACTCAGCTACTCACAGGTCGATTCAACCCCGGCAGCGGCGCAACCGCTGACTTCAAACGTCCCCATGACTACAAATCGATCAGGACCTCTGGTGGTGATATTTCATCGTCCACCCTGTCCTCGATCATCTCAGGCAAGGCCACAGGTACAGTCCAGAACTACTTTACCGTAGCTGCCGACTACCAGAACGTGGAAGAGGCCCTGCACCTGGACCAACTCGACGAGATCCTGGCCCCCATGGCTACCCGCATGGTTACCGACCTGGAACTCGATTTAGCGAGTTACATGCATGAGAATTGCGGGTTGTCCTACGGTGTCCCCGGAACGGTGGTCGACACCTGGGCAGATATCGCTGGTGCCGGGTCATTATTGGACTCGATTGGGGTCCCTATGGACCAGAAATGGTGTTACGCAGTTAATCCCTTTGTCCAGCAGACGCTTGCTGGGTTACAGGCGGGGCTTAATAGCGGCAGCAATAAGCTGGTTGATACCGCATGGGAGCGGGCCGTTATCTCTGATAACTTCGCCGGCATGCGTGTGATGTCAAGCAACGCCCTGCCGTCTCGCACGGTGACCACCGCAGCCGACCTGGTCGGTGCCCTGGCCGCTAACCCGGACGTGACCTATGTCACGGCGAAGGACACCATGACACAGGCGTGGTCTGTAACGGGCTTTACCGCCTCGGCAACTGTCAAGGCCGGCGATGTGATCCAGGTAACCGGTAAGTACCGTGTATCCAACGCCACCAGACTGCCCATGTTTGACGCAGCCGGCGCACAGATCCTGTTCCAGGGTATTGTGACTGCTGACGTTGTGCTGGACGCATCCGGTGAAGGGACCTTGGTGGTAACCGGCCCCGCAATCTGGGAAACAGCAGGTCAGTACAATACGACCTCTGCGGCGGTAGTGAGCGGTGACGTTATTACCATCCTGGGTACTTCTGCAGCGGTTGTGCAACCCAACCTGTTCTTCCACCCCCAGGCATTCGGTCTTGGTACAGTGAAGCTACCGAAATTAAGTGCGCAGGATACGATAGCTACGACTGAGGATGGATTCTCTATTCGGGTGACGAAGTACTCTGATGGGGATAAAAACCAGCAGACTATCCGTTTCGACCTATTGCCGGCCTTCGCGACCTTTAACCCGTTCTTTGCGGGACAAGGTTTTGGTCTGGCATAAGCCAGGTAAAGAAGCAGGGGCGGGCCAGAGCGATCTGCCCGCCCCTTTTTTTAAGGATTTAGTATTATGGCGACAGTCACCTACAACCGCCCGTCAGGTGTAAAGATCACAGTAAACGACACACCCGAGACGCGGGAGCTGGCTGCGCAACATGGCTGGGTTGAGAAAAAGACCCGCAAGCCACGCAAGAAAAAGGAGGGCTAGGCTATCGCTACCGCAGGTGAAGTTGCCGAGAAGGCACTAAAACGCATCCTGGTACAGGCCGCTGATGCCCCGCTTGAGCCAGACGAGTACCAGGACTTTCTGTCGTCCATGAATGATTACATGGCGGCACTGTATGCCGACGGTATACGCCTGGGTTATACCGATGTTGATAACCTGGCAGATGAGATGACAGTCCCTGCCGGCGCAATCCGTGGGATTATCGCCAATATGGCCATCGAGGTCTCGCCCGACTACGGCGGGAGCGTATCGCCGGCACTGGTCCAGCAGGCCCGAGAAGGCAAGGCCACCCTGCGCAAGCTTGGACAGGTCATTATCAAGACCTCCTACCCTGAAACACTTCCACTGGGGTCTGGATCTGAGGACTATACACTCAGGACTACGCAGTTTTATGGCATGCAGGTTATGGCCCTGCTGTCGCTGGCAGGGAACACCCGTGCGACCGCTATCGCCATATCTGATACGCCGGTCAAGGTCTCCGGCTTTTGGTCTGTAGAGGCCGCCAAGGGGATGAGGGGGGACATCGACGGCGCGGTGCAGAATGTAACCGACTCCAATGTCGATATGGACGTGAAAATCACCCTGTCTGCCACAGGAAATTCTACCTATACCTTCAGACTGATGAAAAACGGGATATCCCAGGCATCCACCTCTTCTGCCCTTACCTCGACGCCGAGCAGTGTTACCGTGAGTAAATTGGTAACGGTTGCTCCTGGGGATTTTATGCAGTTGTGGGTTGAGGATGACCTCGCCACTGAATCTGTGACGGTCGCCTCTTGCCAGTTTGAGGTGAGTTGATGCCAAAAACGATCCTGCCAATAGCCAATGGCTTTTATGTCAGTGATTCTTTACCGATATCTGCCCAGGAGTGCGTGAATTTCTTCCCGGTCACCGAGGATGTTCCGTCACTTAATCAAGAGACGCTGAGAGGGACACCGGGCATATCACAGGTGGGCACAACAGGCACGGCGTCTACTGACGCCAACCGTGGGGCGATTGTTCATGATGGGGTGGCGTACTTTGTAAATGGCGGGCAACTGTACTCCATGGAGTCTGTCGGAATTCTGGTTGAAATCGGTGATGTTATCGGCACTGCACCCGTATCGATGGCGACCAATGGGTCACAGTTGATCATTGTGCCACCAGGGTCTGGTACGGGTTATATTTACACCAGTGCCACCAGCACTTTTGAGGCTATTAGCGATGGAGATTTTATTGCTAACGGTAATCCGAGGGTGGCGGCTTTTATTGATGGATATTTTGTACTGACAACGGACTCTGGTAGCAAGTTTATTGTTTCTGCCCTGCATGACGGCCTATCTTATAACGCCCTGGATTTTGGTTCCGCAGAGGCAGATCCAGACGGTGTATTGACGCCGATTGCCTACAAGAACCAGTTATTTATCTGTGGCACGAATACCATTGAGGCGTATACCAATATTGGGGGTGCCGGGTTTCCGTTTCAGCGCTCTGGTTTATACCTGGATCAGGGGATCACCTCTGTTTTCTCGATCATCAACGCCAACGATACGTTTATCTTTGTTGGTGCTGGTGACGAGTCAACGCCAATGGTGTGGCAGTTCGCCGGCAACCAAACACAAAAGATTTCCACGCTGGGGATTGACCGGGTATTGCGGGAGATCCTACCTGGCGACCAAATACGGTCCTGGTACTACTCGCAAAACGGGCAGTTATTTGTCGGCTTTGTACTCAACACCACGACCATTGTTTACGACCTGGCGACTGGCAAGTGGCATGAGAGAAAGTCCCGCTTATATGACGAAAACTGTATTGAGACCATAATCCCTAACCGTGTGGCGGCGGTAGTTTCTGCGCACGGTGTTATTTATGGTGCAGATACCCAGGACGGGCGTATTGGTTTGATCGATATGGATATCACCGAGGAGTACAACAGCGAGATAATTAGAACCTTTGCCACTCAGCCTTTTCAGAATAATATGGACCCGTTCTTTGTCCCAATGATTGAGTTGACGATAGAGCAAGGGACAGGCGGCGGGGGTGGTGGTGCCGGTGGAGGATTGGAGCCAGATGACCCATTCTGCAAGACAGTCGGCCTTGATCCTAATGTCGTATTCTTTTACAAGATGAATGAATTGTCAGGAACTATCATTGATTACTCTGGATATGACAACGATTCTTTAACAGAAGATATCACTTTATATGACCAAAAAGACTTATCTGCTACGTGCGTCAAGTCTGTATATTTAAACGGGCAGCAAGCATCCTTCACAGCTAATCAAAGCCCGGCCCGAATTGATTCTGTAGGAATGACTTTTGTCGCGTGGATTGATCCTGATGTAAATCCGGGAGCTACAGAAGATTATGCCTTAATGCACTGGGGTAATTCAGGTGTCACAGACAGTGTTGGCTGGTATGTATATCTTGACCCTAGCACTGGAGCTATGGGTCTCGGTGGTCAGAATAGACCCATTAGCACCACTTGGTATAAATCAGAAGTTGCTAATGCTTATGATCACTTAAATAATGAAACGATAATGGTTACGCTAACACATACTCAAGGTGAAGAGCCAAAGATGTATATTAATGGGCTATTTATCGGCAATGGGGATCAGGTTGTTACAAGACAATACCCTGTAGGTGGTAGAGCATTAGCTATTGGCAAAAGACGTAATACTTCTGGTAGTGGTGAGTTTGATTTTTATGCTGGGTATATAGCTAATGCCTACTACTACAACATAGTCAAATCGCCAGCGCATATTCTCGAACTGTATGAGAGCGGAATATAAGGATAAAACATGTCAGATAAACTAACAGCACTTGCAGAACTAGCGGCAACACCTGCCTACGATGACTGGGCATATATGGTGGACAAGTCAGATACGACTGACGACGCTGCAGGCAGTAGCTTTAAGATGCAGTTTTTCAACATTGGCCGCTGCCTGATTGAGACAATCACTAATGCCTCTGCTGGTGAGTTTGATTTCACAAGTATACCTGCGGTGTTCTCGCGGTTGATCCTGGTGGCCGATGTCAGGGGGGATGTAACGGCAACCTCTGATATTTTGTATTTACTGTTTAACGAGGAGACCACAGCAGGCGATTATCACAGTCAATATGTGGCTAACATTACCGGCGTGGCAGATGTATCGAAAGACGACGCCCCAGAGATTGGTGTATGCCCTGCTGACAGTTCTCCTGCCAACTCATACGGCAAGCTAACAATCGTTATCGACAACTATGCTGATGGTCATATCAAGCAGGCCACAGGTGATTTTAACGCCCTGCGTGCGGCAACAGACGTGCATTCTGGGTTGTGCTACATGAACCACGATAGCTTAACTGCTGCAATAACCAGGCTTCGATTAAGAACGGACAATCACGCAACCGACCAACTGGTGGGCGTGGTAAAACTGTACGGTGAGATATAAATGGCACTGAGCTTACAGGATGGGACCGATACACTGCTGCAGGACGGCACTGTCCTTATGTTGCAGACGGACCCACTGGTCGTTGCCCAGCCACTGGATGTAAAAACGGGTTATTCACTGGAGGCGACTTTTTTTGCCAGGGCCACCGGGTCTGGGACGATAACGTACCAGTGGTATGAGGTCACTGCTGGATTGCTGGCTGGAGAGACAGACAGCAAACTGACGATAACCGCGTCACTGGCAAATAGCGGCAATCAATATTATTACATAGCGACGGACACCTGATGGCCAATGAAACCCAGTCAGAAACCGCGACATTAACCGTTGTCGCTCTAATCGAGCCGCAAGTCCGTATGGACAGGTCCAGGGATGGTGGCAGGACATTCACTGATGAGCGGTGGCGCTCCATGGGTAAAATAGGCGAGTACTACAGACGGTTGATCTGGCGTCGTAATGGGCGGGCACATACTACGGATATGTATCGCTTTACGATATCTGACAGTGTGCAGGTGGCAGCTATACAACTGACCATAGAGGTGAAATGAGTCTCCAGGTATTACAGGCCGCATTGCCGATTGTTTACAATGACGGGACCATGCAGTACCCGTTTCGAGACTATATGTTAGCTCTGGGTGCGTATATCTCACCGGACTATACTGATGAGACAGAGACCACCTATACACTGACATTGTTTGACGCAAATAAAGTGATGAGGTTTACCGGAGCCAGTCCTGCAGTGACAATACCGCAGGAGTCGGCAGTGGATTATATACTGGGTACTGAGATCAGTATTCGGCAGGCAGGGACCGGGACACTGGTACTGACGACAACAGGTTTAACGATCAACGGCAGCGTGCCGGCATGGTCGCAGCATGTCGAGACGAAATTCAGGAAGGTGGCGGCTGACGAATGGGATGTAGTGTAATGAAAGCACTCAATACAGCGGTAAGCAGGAAAAACATTTGTGAGCTTGAGGCGGTTATAGCGCAACTGCCTGACCAGATAGACCCAGATGCCCCAATCACGCATCACTTTGCGGCCGGGGTGTACGGAAGGCAAATGGATCTGCAAAAAGGGTCCGTTGTCGTCGGTAAAATACATCGATTCGATATATTGAATATTATTACACATGGCGCCGTAAGAGTTGCCAGCGAATTTTGTTCTGAGATTATTACTGGCCCAAAAATATGGGTAAGCAAAGCGGGAACTAAGCGGGCAATATACGCAATTGAAGATACACAATGGATAACGGTCCACGCAAACGAAAGCGATACCCGCGACCTGGGAAAAATAGAGGATTTTGTTATTGCGCCAGACTATAACTCTTTGGACATTTATTTAAGTGAAAAACTGGAGTGTACAGCATGAGTTGGATTAGCACAGGGGCGGCAGTAGTCGGCGCAGGAGCGGCGGTTTATGGTGCTGTGTCAAACAAAAATGCAGCAGACGACGCTATCAATGCCCAGCAGGACCAAAACAGGGAAAATAACGAATTCATCAGGGAGCAAGCGGCGAAAGCCCGTAAAGATATCATCCCGCTATACGATGCCTCTCGCGGCGCACTACGGGATAGCACAGGGTCTGCAATTGATCTTTTGAAGGGGCTAACGCCAGAGCAAACAGACCTGGTTGCACGGGGTAATATCGCAGGACAGGAGACGCTATTGGCGGGACTTCCGCAAGTACAAAACGCCATACTCGGGATGCCTGTAGATATGGGTGCGCTGCAGACTACAGACCTTCGGACACCTGGAATGCTTGATTGGTTGACTAATGCACAATTACCTGACCAAAGAATGCCGAATATAGCGCACTCCCTAAGTGGGATGTC